TTTGCATTTTATGATCTTCTTTCATTGTTCTCTATCTCCATAAAAATATCTTCAAACAATGCTGAAGGTATTTGTGATTTTAAATAGCTGTTTTTCAATCCTTGTGTGCCTGTTTGTGAGCCACGTGGTGCTGGTTCATGGTGACAATCTCGATTGCCATTGTGGCACATTGGTCTAGTTTCAAAATCAAAGTTAGTCCAAATATCAGTTGGTTTCATTCTGTTATCACCATAAGAACAATAAGTAACAGTTTTTTGATAAGGGTGTTGTTCAATGATTGGTAGCTTTCTTAATTTGCCACGTGGATTTTCAATAAAATAATATTTAGGTTTTATAATATCTATAATCTCATTTGTCTTTTCTACTATCTCCATGCCATATAATGCTTCTCCTGTTTTTGGGGTATGGTCTTTGTGCCAATGTTTGCCAATTGATCCTACAGAGAAGAATGTACAAGGTGGACTCGCCCAAATGATGTCAGGTATTCCATATTCTTCAAAAAGCATTTTATCAATGTCAAAATCAAAAATATCACAAACTACATCTATTTTTTCAAATGGCTCACAATCAGTAGTAAAAGTTTCATGTCCAAATTTTTCAGCAACTTTACTAAAACTTCTTGAACCAGCAAATAATTCTAAAGTGTTCATTTCTCTTCTAATTGATGAAACTTCATCCAAATCCATTTTTCTAATACTTCTCCTGTATATCCCAATGCTTCACCTTCTTCTCTTAGGCGGTCAAGTATTTCGTCATTAACAGGGTGACTCATACCAACACTATTTCTAAGTTATAAACAAAGGCAACGATTATAATGGTCATAATAATTATTATGATGTCTTTAGGTTCTCGCATCTAATTCTCCTGAATTGTGTAATTGTAAAATATATTTTGCTCTTGCCACAGGATCGGTAATGTACAGCAAAGATACCAATACATTACCTTCATAACCTTCAATGCAGTTGTCTTGTATTTTATAAATCATTGACAAGCCTGTATCAGTTCCCATTCATCCCAAGATACAATCTTAGGATGCAAATGTTCATGTTCTGCTTTCTTTCTGTCTAACCATTCCTGATTATTAGACTTAACGTGTAAGACATATTTGTTGGTGTCTTGCCATTTAACTATTAGTGCTTTCATTCTTTTCTCCTATTTTAGTTTGCATTTTAAAACTATTATTAAAACTATTGCAACTTTTTTTTACAATTATTGTTTGACAAGATAATACACTTTCAATTACTCTTGCAACTCATGGAGAAAACTCAATGACAGAACAACTAACAAATGGACACTATCGTTTAGAAGATGATGTTCATTTTCAGGATTTCTGTACTAACATTTGGCTTCGTTATCTAACAGAGAAATCTGTTAAGGAAGAAGAAGCGTTAGACCTAGATCCTTTTGTTGAACTGAACATTGAGTTTTTAAAACATTGTTATTTAAAATTAATTAAAGGAGATATTACGACATGACAGATAATCCATTTGTTTTTGATTCAGAAGATACGCCATATTTAAAACATCACTTTCAAGAAAAGTGTTGGTATCGTGGCAAAGAAAGAATAGATGCAAACTATTTTATGATTGATCCAGCAACTATGTTAATGGGTTGGGGTAAATATACATCAGGCGAAGGATTTAGCTACATTTGGGGTAAAGATTTATTTGATAATGTAGCAAGACCTGACGAAGAATATAAAAAAGCCTTTTCGGTTTGGGTGTTGCCTAAATATGTAGAAGGTTCTAATAATATTGAACATCCTGTTTCTTTATGGCAAAGACATTCATTCGGTGAATATAAAGGTTTTCAAGAAATGGGTGCAAGTTTCTACGCAGAAACACAAAAGCCTGAAAATGAAGGTAAATTACCTGTAGTCAAATATACAGGTTCAGAAAGTATTTCAATCGGTAAAGGCTCTACCTCAATACCACATTTTGAATTTGTCGGTATGAAAGACCGACCAGCAGAATTTGTTATACCTGATTGGTATAGCGAGTCACCATCTGACAATCAAAATGATGATTTTCTCCCTAAGTCAGATGGTGACACCAAAGAATCACATCCTGTATTAGATACATTGGATTCAGGTGATATTCCATTTTAAATGATAGATGGAATTGGATTGGGAGAAAATCGCACCTGAAATAGCGATACAAATATTAGGAGAGCCATCAAAAAAAGATGGCTCTTACTATCGTTGGGGAAGTAAAGGCAGTCTTGCCCTTAATTTAGAACAAGGTACTTTCTTTGATTTTGAAAATAATCAAGGTTATGGATTGTTAGAATTTATTAAGAATCGTGGTCTCAATCCTGATGATTTCTTGAAAGAATATAAACCGATAGAACCAGCAAAGCCTACAAGAACATTTACTGATAAAGATATGTACCAGCTAAAAACTGAGTCTGTCGTTTATCTTCGTTACTCTGATTATTTTTGTGTGATGCGGTTTTCTAATGAACATTATATCAAACAAAAATATGCACCATTTACTAAGGTCAAAGATCAATGGGTAATGAAAAGACCTGATGGCATCTTGCCTATCTATTGTGAGAATCAAAAGCCTGAAGATTATGTAGTTATCAATGAAGGAGAAAAAGCCTTATTAGGTTGTAAAAGTATTTATGATGGCGATGTTTGTACATGGCATGGTGGCGTTAATAATTTAGACAAACAAGATTGGACACCATTAAAAGATAGAAAGGTTATTATTTTTCCTGATAATGATGAAGCTGGTAGAAAATGTTCTGAAGAACTAAAAGACAAACTTAGTCAGATAGCCAAAGAAGTAATCATTGTAAAACCACCAAGAGAGTTCAAAGACAAAGATGATTTATATGATGCAAAGGTCAATGACTTCTTTTCATCATCACAACAATTCTTGGATTATTGTTTGAACAATCAAATAAAGAAGAGAGTTTCTTTTGATCTGATTCAAGTTAATAACATTATGGAAAACATCACACCGCCTAAATGGGTGGTAAAAGATATATGTGAAGAAGATTCTGTTGTAGCTATCTTTGGACAACCTAAAAGTGGTAAATCGTTTGTTACAGTAGATATGGCTTGTAATATCGTTCTAGGTCGCAACTGGCATGGACATGATACAGAACAAGGTTCGGTTGTTTATTTAGCTGGTGAGGGTATGAGAGCCATCTCAAGACGATTCTTAGCATGGCAACAGTTAAATGCTACAAGAGTTAAAGATGCACCATTATTGATATCTACAAGGGGTGCAAGATTATTAGATGATAAAGACCATCAATTATTAAAAGACACCATAGATAGAACTCAAGATGAATCAGGTAAAGTCAGAATGATTGTGGTTGATACTTTACAAAGAAACTTTGGTGCTGGTAATGAAAACTCTACTGAAGATATGTCAGCATTTATAGAAAGAATAGATGATTTAAGAGATTCGTATTCTACTTGTATTTGTATTGTACATCATACAGGTCATGGCACATCATCTAGGGCAAGAGGTAGTTCTGTCATACAAGCATCAGTTGATTGGGAATACAGAGTTACTAGAACGAATCTTGGTAGCGATATGTTTGTAGAATTTAGTCAAACACTTGTCAAAGATGGTAAGCCTGTAATGCCAAAGAACTTTAAATTTATAGAACAGAAACTACCATTTCACGATATGACATCAGGTGCATTAGAAATCATTGATGCTGGTGATATGCCAAAGAAAACCAAAGTATCAGAAAAAGGACAAGCCATTATTGATGCTATCAGGACAGTACAAGATAAAGCAGACGAACCAGCAACAGTATGGTTAGGACAAGCAGAAATAACAAAGATAACTAATCTTAATGATTCAACTGTTAAAACGTGGCTTAGAAAACTAGTAGATCAGGATGTTTTGACTTATGAAAAGGGCAAAGGTTATCAAACTAATGAATATAATTCGGAGATATTCTAAATGAATATGGTTTGTAAATGGTTGTTTTTGGTTGGTAAAACAGGTGGTTTTAGGGTAAATGGCATAGGAAAATGGTTGGTTGTATATACATCTCTATGTATACAACCACCAACCATACCAACCAAACCAAATTCAAAATATGTATTCTGAATCTTTAATAGAAATAATAAAAGACATCAATTCGCTTGAAAGGCAATTAGTTACTGACTTTGGTGTTGATGAACCTGTCAGATTAGTTAATACAGAATTCCAAAAAAGGTTTCAACTAGCACAAACTAAATACAACTTATCGCTCTCATTCCCTGATAAATCAAGGGATTTAGAGAAAATGGCTAGTATGATGCTAAGAGCATGGAAGTCTTTACAAGATCAATTACTTAAAGAAGGTGTCATGCCATTACCTGTAGATACTTGGAAACTTAAACATACAGAAACAGATAGAGAAGTATTTATCTGCAAAGACGAAGCTGGAAAGAAGAATGTGCAAAAACAATTTGGTAAATATGCAATTGTCTTATCAGCAGATGAATTACTTAACATGATAGATCACGATATCTTTTTAGAATTTGTAAAACTGACAAAGCAAGGATTATTACCTACAATACTGTCTTATAAAGCTAAGACAGATGAGCAAGAAGAAATGTAGTTATTGCTTACGAACCTTACCAGCAGATATGTTTGAGCAAGGTAGCAATACTAAAGGTGAATATTCTAGGACAGAATGTAGAACCTGTACTCAAGAGAAAAGAACAAAAGCAAAGAACCAAACACCATACACCTACCTAAATCTTTTATTTACACAACTTAAATCAAGCAGAAGAAAATCAGATATTGAATGGGATATAGAGTTGGATTACATAAATAAACTATGGGATAAGCAAGAAGGTAAGTGTGCATTGTCAGGTATCAATATGACATGGCATCGTGGTGGTGGTAGTACAGATTATGCTTGTTCAATAGATCGTAAAGATTCTGATAAAGGTTATGTCGTTGGTAATATTCAATTGGTATGTCGTACTGTTAATTTTATGAAATCAACATTGAATGATGCAGAATTATATTGGTGGTGCAAAAACATTGTTGAACATAAGGAAAGAAATATATAATGCTTATGTGGTGCGATGAATCTCTCCCTGATATATTTTCTCCTATCATCGCACCATCTTGATTATGAACCTAAATTTAAAAGCAGACTTCAAACAACTAAGCAAAGGTCTTAACAATATGCAAAAGACACAATTGCCTTTTGTAATATCTAAAACAATCAATGAAGTAGCTTTTGCTTCGATAGATAGAAACAATCTT